ATGATGCTCCAGTAATGTTAGCATCAAACCGAATATCTCCACCCGAATTGAAAAAATGTCGTCTATGATTGCTATTTGTAAATGTTGCAGATACTTCGTGATATATAGTTCCGTTCCACGAACGATGCCGGGTACTTGTTATTCCGTTTTCCAATGATCCTTGTGTTTCGTGGATTAAAAATCTGTCAGAAACTACTAAATTAATTAAAGTTTCGTAATCAAGTATTCCTTTAGTTTCACTGTCTGGATCAATTTCAAGATCACCGCCATCTGTAATAAAATTACTGTCATCTTTTCCTACTAAGTTTAAGTTAGAAGTAACTTTATCTATAAGTATTTCTGATACACCAATTTGATGAGTTCGAATAACTTTCAAATCGTCGTACATTTGATTAAGATGAGATGCAAGTATAGTGTTGTTAGTATTATCACTTCGGTTAACTTGAAAGCTACGGACTTGTTGTCCGTAGCCTTTGTCACCTGCTCCAATTCCTAAAATTAAATCAATATTTGTTTGAAGCTCGTTTATTTTAGCAGCAGTAATTTCATCCATTATACTTTAAGTACGCATTCGACTAACTTTTCTTCGTCATTTAAATTTGTTTCCAATGCTACACCAACTAACGGTCCTTCACCGTTAACTTCGCAAACTCCATCACGTGCAACACTAATTTTTTGACCTTTTGTCACAGGACCTATTACTCGAACAGGTACTCGACCTTTTAATGCAATAGCTTGTCCAGTTATATCAGCATTCATTAAGTACGCAGGATTTTCTGATATAACACCTATTACAATCGATGTGCAATCTGCAGGACATGCTTCATGTACAGAATGCTCACAAATTGCCATCGCTGTTCCTACTGCGTATTCAACTTCAGTTGTATATTTTTCTGCTAAGTCAGCATATCGTGCTTGTGTTGCTGTTCCTTTGAACAATACTGCAGAAATATCTCCATTACTATCTCTAACTGCTACTGTTTCTGGCGTAGCAGACGTAGATGCCGGCATGTTAACAGAGCCTACTCGCAATGCAATTGCTGAATCTGCAACACCTTTTAAACTTACAGCATGCACTTCATTCCACTTTAACGAAGTAGACCCTAAATTAAATCCGTTGCTACCTGTACTGTTAATAGCAGGCACTAATCCTATATTTGAAATTGTGGCAATTCTATTTGAAGTTCCTGTGCTATCAGTTGCTTTAAATCTAATTTCATTATTTACACCAATGATATTTTCAATTACACCCATATTGCCTTGTTCGATATAAATTCGTAAATCTAACGAATCTCCTATCGTTATACCTGCATCTGGAAAATTTACTGCAGAATTAAAAGTAGGATCTACTTGTGTAATATACTGATCCGCATCAATACCTCCTAATTTTGCTGCATTTGATGCAGTTCCCCAAAACCACCAGTCTGGCGGAGTAGTAACTCCATTTGTTGCTAACTTAGTGTTAATTAATGTTAGACCTTTTTTAATTCTATCAAAACCAGGTATTGGATTTACATCACTTAAATCAAATTCGTTAGCACTAATAATGTATATAACTTCGTCATTAATTACTGCAGTAATAATACTTCGGGTATTTCCCGCAGTATCGATTACTTCTCTACTTTGCATTTGAGTAATGCCTTCGCCTGTGCTTTGAGGTCCGATTAATATAAAAGTAGATCCATTATAAACATAAAGTTGATTATTAGCATCATCCCACCAAAAATCACCTGTAACTAAACCTGAAGGCTCGTCAGTACCGACTTCTGCCCCACCAGTTGTTCTCCATTTATACCCATCGTAAAATTTTAATTTACTGTTTGAGCTGTCAAACCAAAGCTGACCGCTTAATGGCCTAGGTGGCTCTTGCGATCCTGAAAAGTTTTCCAATAAAAATAAAAAATTCTCATTTTGTATTTCACCATATCCTGAATAATTTTTACCAATAAAAATTAAATCAGTTGACTGGTCTACTTGTCCATCTTCGACAGTAGTTAGTAATGTGTTATTATATCGATTAATTTGATAAGCCATGTGACAAAACCCCTAGTATTATATTTTATTTATCCGAAATGCGCGATTTAAAACTGCACTTAGTAGTTTGTCGTTGATACATAATTCCATCCAATGCCATCTGATTGAAATACCATTAATGCTCTATTTAATAGCATATTAATAACACCACCTGCTAATGAAAATGAAATATCTTGAACTACTGACTCATTTAATGTTCCGTTTGAATCTACTGCAATATAACTAACATCTTTAGCAGAATCAATGTCAATTCCTGAAAATTCTACATTAGTATATGATGTTGTATGTATTCTAGCTATTTTTCCAGATACTGTATCAGATGCAGGATATAAATCATTTAAGTACCCTACAACCGTATCAATTAACTCTGCACCTACTCCTAACCCAGTAATATCCATACTAAACACAATCGGTTCTTGCAATACTCTAGTTTCGACATATCGTTTATTAGTAGCATCTTGATCGTTTATTGGATCACTTAACCCAGTAATCTTGTGGTTTCCTACGATTTCAATATCGCCTTGTGGAATTAAATTTATACCACTTAAACCTTGCAGAGATAACTGAACTGAACTTACAATAGCATTATTATCAATATTAATAGCATCAACATTTAAATATTGCAATGTTCCTATTGTAATTAAATCGTTTGCATACAAAATGTTTGATAAACTAGTATTAGTAAGTTTATCTACTCCGCCAATTTTAATAGAAGTTGCAGTATTTGATAAGTCTATATTAACAGTTGACGTCCATGAATTAGTTGAGTTTTTCCAAGTAAACGACTTATCACCGCTAGTTGACCGTAAAATAATACCCCCATCGTCGACCATTAAATTGTCACCGACAGGACCTGAACTTGAATTTGCTAATTCTATATTTTTATCTTCAACCGACAGCGTGGAAACATCGACATTTACAGTATCTCCCTCTACAATCATGTTACCTTTAACCCTAATATCGCCATTTATGTCTAACGTATATAAGGGATTAGATTCAAAAATTCCAATAGATGCGGTGTTTGATTTAACATAAATTGCATCTTTTATTAATGAACCATACGCAGATGATCGTACTCGAATACTTAGATCTTGATCGTTGATTTGATTTTCAATATAGAATCTATCGTTAACTATTTTTTGTACATTATTACTAACTAGACCAATACTTAAACCACCAGAATTTTGTATAAACAATTTTCCAGTAGTATATCCGTCTGAGTCTGATGGTAAAAACTGATCAGGAGTCCTAATGCCGCCATTTTCAGTTGATAATGAATATGCAGATTCTGCATAACCTAAAATAGTAAATGTTTGTTTATCTACTACATTAATTCCTTTATATATAATAGCATCTGGATTTTGTTCAGTAATAAGTGAAGGGATCCGCAAGTCAGGCCTTGGAGTAAATTCTACGTTACTAATCACAGCAACTACTTCGTTGTTAATAAATAATTTTAATATAGTTTTGGATGCTCCTTGATAATCAATGATAGTAGCAACTTCAAATCCTGTTTTACCTTGCCCGGCAGTATACTGCGGTCCTATTAAAATTAAATCTGACCCATCAAACGCATAAAGTTGATTATTTCTATTGTCAATCCAAAAATCACCTGCAACCATATCTGGAACTGAACCTTGAACATAAGATCCACCGGACGACTTCCAATTAGTACCATTAAAAATCTTTAATCTATTTTCCCTAGTATCCCACCAAATTTGACCAGTAACTGGATTTGATGGGGCTGCAGTATTAGCGAAATTTTCCAACAATTTAATGAAATTCTCATTTATAAATTCACCATATCCAGTGTAATTCTTACCTACTAATACTAAATTTGTACTGTCTTTATCAACTTGTCCGTCTACTAATTCTGTTAACAAACTTCCATCAGTTTTGTTTAATTGATAACTCATGTTTTATAATCCTGTGTAAATAATGTAGCTCAATGCTAAATACGGGTTCATTATATCAACCGGTTGTCCGACTACATCTGCTTTTACTTTTCCGCTAGTAGTTAACCCGTGACTACCTCCTGCACCGGACTCGAACGGTAATTGAAGTACTTCATCATCGACAGGTTCTCCTGCACCTACCTTTACTGCATAATATTGCGATCCTGTAATATCTTCTAAACTATGAGTATGCTCTGGTAAATTTGAAGTTTGTATTGTTTTTGAATTAGCCCCTGCTGCTCCGCCTAATGTGTTTGCTTGAAAGTCTGTAATTCTATTTGCACTAGTATTACCTAAGTTGTCTAATCCTAGTGGAAATCTACCTCTCATATCAGGTAGTGCAAATAAATTAACTCCAAAATCGGAAATTAGCGAAGGGTCTTTAAAAGTATGACCAATTGTTGCCCATAGAATGTTGTATTCAGTTTTACTAATTTCTGCACCATTACAAAATAGCCACCCTTCCGGCGGTGTTGAGCCACCATACGGTAATATTACCCCTGCAGGTGTTAATCGAAGAGATTTTAAAAAGTTTCGTTTAGAAATTTTATAAACACCTGTTTCTCCAGTAATTGCATTTAATATAATCTCATCAGAGTCGTCTGCATTACTAATTGAATCTTTATTTGATATAAAACTGTTTGCAATTTTAATATTAAACGATTTATTGCTACCTCCAGTTTGTCCATCGAACTCAAAACTTGATGGTGACACATCACCTGCAATTGAAAATGTAGTTACACTAGTTAATTTGTCAGCAGATCCTGCTCTGCCGCTAACAGATCCTGTAACATTTCCCTGTAAGTTTCCAAAAAAAGTTGTTGCATGTACTTGAGCAAATTTGTTTTCAGAACTGCCAATAATTCGTTCTGCTGCTAAATCAGGTTGGATATTAGTTGTTACAGTAGACCCTAATACATTTAAGTTTCCACCAAGCGTAGTATTCAACGCAACTGCTAACCCTCCACTAGTGATTATTGACCCTGAAGAAATATCATTACTATCAGCCGTACTAAAAACTTCTAAAATTCCAGATCCAGGTTCGTCATTTTTAGGAGAAATAATAACATTACCGTATACATCTAAACTTTCATTAGGTGCAGGATTATTAATTCCAACTCTTTGGTTAGAATCAACTGTTAATATTGTTTTTATAATACCTGCTGATCGTAACCTAAAATCTATCTTAGACCCACTGGTATTATGTTGTATTACACCAATCTCTCCATCAATGCTAGTTGATAACTGATTATTATTGCCTACATAAATGCCATTATTATTTTTAATTCTTAATTCGTAATTAGTAGTTGAAATTTTATCGCTTCTTAAAAAGTTGCCAGAAGGCACTACATCCGATCCTACAATTAAGTTTTCAGCTTTTTCTGCAATACCATTATATTTTAACGATTGGTTGTTAATTGTTAATGTACTTAAATTAACTCCTGCTTTAATTCCTGATCTAAATCCATTAATTGTGACTTTTGGAACAAATGCATCTGGACTAATAATTATTAGAGGTACATTTTCAACCTTTAACGATAATATTACATAAGAAATGTTTTCAATACTTACTACAGTTTCTGCTTCTAAGCCGGATAATAGTCCATCTGAATACGAAGGACCGATTAAAATCCAAGAACTACCAGTAAACATGTACAACTGCTGACGGTCTGTATTAACCCATAAATCACCTGCTGCACTATTTGATACTTCTGGCTGTAATTTTGATTTTTTCAATCCACCTGCAGATGTCCATGTAGTACCATCGTATACTTTTAATTGATCTACACCGATAGACGTATCATACCAAAGTTGCCCTTCAACAGGTCGAGTTGGAGAAGTATCATTTGCAAAATTTTCCAATAAATGTAGAAAATTTTCTGATATAACTTGCCCGTACGACGAAGTGTATCTACCTGGAAATGCAATAGTTGTTTCATTATTAATTGTATTATCTTCAACTACTATCTCTCCTTTATTTGTAGAATCTGTATAATTAATAGAGTATGACATAAGTTACCCCGCTAAACTTTGAACACGTACAGTGTAGTCAATTGCAATCAAACGATTTAATGCTTTTTGTACAGGATGAAATATAACATGAGTTATTAATCGACCTGTTCCCGATGCGTTGTAACTTCTAAGACCTAACTCGTCAAAAACATAAGCATCAGTATAGCTCGATGCAGTATCAAATGCTTGTTGCCCGTCTGGCTCTCCAAAATCTAACAAGCACTTAACTAAAATGTCTGTGTAATTAGTACCACTTGCGTGTCTAACTTCTATATTATTTCTTGCAGGATCTGTATTATTAATAGATCGATCATCTACTACTTTTGTATATGTTTGGTTATACAAACTTGCATTTGTTCCTGTAGAATTTGGAGTTAAATATGTAATAATTCCTGTAGGATCTACCGAAGTGCCACCGTTTCCAAAACTCATTTCATAAATGTATCCTTGTCCTGCATTACTCAAACTTTCAGCTAATGCAATACTCATATTTTCGTAATGTATGCTGTTATCTTTATCAATAAAAATTTCATCTGTTTCAGGATCAAATATTTTAATGTGTCCTTTAACAAGTGCTTTAAGATCGCTCTTCACTAGTTAGATCCTCCTAAGTTGTGTTGCTGTTTCATTTTAATTTCCAAATTTTTTAGACATATTGTATTTATTCGCATCTTCAGTTACCTTGTTAGAAACTGCTTAATGGTTAAATTAGTGTTATTATCTACATTCCCAGATAAGTTCCAAACTTGTCCAATTTTCTTAGTAACAGTAACTGTTACCCCTTCTGGAGGATTATTAGTTAATATGACTGTTTTTAAGTCATTACTTATTGAAAATTCTGCAGGAAGAATGATATCTGCTTCTGTACTATCTAATCCTTTAGTTATATCGTATTTTGCAATCTCATTCTTTCTTAATCTAGTACCTCCTACAAATACCTCCACTTCATTCACATTGTTTACATTAAATTGTAATTCATACTGTGTTTGTTCGCTAGATACATTTTTAAAATTTTGTGTTAACATTGTATCTTTATAAGGTATAGTTTTACTAAAATCGTAACTAACTACTTCAGTTAATGCTGCATGTGTTTCTGGAATACCAGTTCCTAATGTTCCCCTACGAAGCTGACGTAACATATTATCTTCTTTTATAAAATATTCAATACGTTCACCGTTTATAAAAATAATACCCGGTAAGTTGCGTTTTTTGTCTGGATTAGCAAGACTTGCTCCATTTTCTACCTCAATACGTAAATCATAATAATTTAACGGCTTTGCTAACACTGTAGCAAATTGTTTGTCAACTTTTTTATAATGTGTACGATTTAACATATCTTTAAACTGCATGTAAGATATTTGTTCGCTAACAGGTTCTGCACTAAAATGTATAACTTCTAATGTATCATCTCCGACAACAGGTTTATTAACCAATCTAACAGTTACTTTATCTGGCAATAAATTATAGTCAACATTTGGATATAGCAGTGTTCCATTATGCACAACCCAAACATATTGTGCATTTATTGCCGGTGATCTTAACTTGATTTCTCCTTCAGTTAATCTTTGATATGTAACATAGTCTGACGGGTCTAAAATAATTGTTTCTCTACTTATAACATCATAACTAATTCTATCGATATCTAATAAGTCATGGTTTGAAAATTGATATATTTCAACAATATCATTTTCTGCTGTTTCTTTAGATAACGTAACAGTATTACCTTCAATCGAATACTCACTGTCTAATGTATGATAAATCTCTATTACATCGCCATCTCTACCATAATCTTTAGACAATATTAATGCACTAACAGAAGGATCATAATTCCATGCAGTGATACTAACGCCATTTAAGTATACTTGCAAACTTCCAGATATATTAATATTAATTGGATTTTGGAAAGGTTGTAATGAAAATACTCTATTATTATTTTTAATAATATACTTAGCATTATATCCTGATGATAATATAGTATCATTATGTTTAACTAAGATATTATAGTATAATGGTTTTGAATAAAATGGTGTTTTATTTAATTCAAACGATGTTTCATTATTAATTACTGTAAATGAATCTTTAGTTACTTGACTATAATTTATTGGATTTTTACCATTAAATAATACATAATAAATAAATTTATCATTCTCAGCAGAACCAATTTCAATATTAATTTTTCCATTATCATCTTGTATTAGTAAATGCTCGATTACTTCACCATTAGATACTACAATAGAATCAATATTATCATTAAACTCTATATCTGTAGTAATAACTTTCAAGTTTGATGTATTTACAAAACTTTGAGAATATATTGCATTTTGTGTAGTTAATTCCGTAACTAATATATCAACATAATCTCCCACTACGGGATTTAATATAGTTATAGTATTTTCTACCCAATTTATACTATACTCATCTTCTTGCAAAATATGATCATCAATTCTTACAAATATTGAATCTTTGCTTCCAGGGTTAATTTCTAATGAAAATGTATCTACATTGTTAGTTATTTGATAATGATGCACATATATTTTGCCTTGTCCTGGAGTTCCTTTTGACATTACAGTTATAGTTAACGCATCATTTACCCGACCTGGAACTAGTTCTTCCGGACCGCCTGATGATATTGGTGAAACAAAATCGTCACCGTCGACGATTATTTCTTCTGCACGAATACCTTTTGCTGTAGAATATTTTAAATCTCCACCGACTAATGCTAGGTCATAATTATCTGGATTTAAAATAACACTTCCATCACTAGTTATTTTCCGAAGAATTAGTTCATCACCGTCGTACATAATAATCCCAGCATCTGAAAGATCTAATGTAGTTTGCCCTTCTCCTACAATGCTGTCCATTATTGCATTTTGATTTGTACTAGTATTATCTGAATAATTAGGGTCATCAATTCGAATACCATTTAAATACACATTATATAATTCATCGTTTTCTAACGACTGCATTAAATCAACAATTACTGTTGATCCGTCTGCTATTATTCTAATATCTTCAAGGCTATCGTTATAATTGTCCCATAAATCTGTATACCATCCTTGACTATCCCATCCTGATAATTCTCCAAAATCCATTCCTTGAATTTCAACGCCACCGTAATCAACTCCAACCATAAGTTGTGCTAAATCTTTTCCAAGCATATTATTTTTTGGATTGTACGCAAATTGTATTCTATCTTCCGCAGTTAACATGCTTAACGACTTATAATACTGAACTTCAACAGTTGAATCCAATGCTGGCGGATTTGTAAAAATTATTTGACCTTGCTCGCGAGTATACCCTGATTTTAATTGTTTAATATTTTCATCATTAACAGGGTCGATACTTATTATGTATTCTTTTTTATCTAAATTTGCTACATTCTTAAACGTATATCGACTTCGAAGTTGTTGCACTCCGTTTACAAAAACTTTAACCTTTGATAAATCAATGTGCATAGGCCATTCTAAATTGAATACCGTTAGTGCACCGGTTCCTGTAAAAGTTTCTTCAGTTAATAAATCATTATATGTATACTTACCGGATACTCTATCAAATTTAATTGCCATGTCGATAGTTCTAACTTTCGAATCACCCAATATAGCACTTGCAATAGCCGGTGTTCCTGTTGTAGATTGTGCGCCATTTATTACAACACGAGGAGCTGAAATGTATCCGTATCCTTGATTAATTACTTTTATTTTTGTAATTCTACCATATCCTATAAATGCTTCTGCAGTAGCACCGTATCCACCGCCTCCTTCAATAACAACAGTAGGTTTATATAAGTATTCACTTCCACTATCGGCTATTTGTATATCTACTATAGAATATCCAATATTATCAGCCCAATGCTTTTGAGGATAAGTGCTAAGTATTTCAGAAGTTTCAACTAATGTATTATTAACAATTTTACTAGTATTAGGGATAAATCGTTTTTCAACACTATTATAGTATGGAGCTGAGTCAAAATCTGTGTTTACGCTTAGTGTTGGATCAATTGTAGTGTACTTACTAATAAATTCTCTAACTTTAGTACTATATGGTTTAGCTTCGTTAACATATTCTTGATATGAGTTTAAACTTTCATTTTTAAAATTTACAAGTTGTTTTAACTCTCCTAAATTATGAGTTGCTTTAACAAAACTGGTTTTAAATAACCAATCTGCAGAATGTTGCTCAGATAATACATATCGAATACTTGCGAAGAACAAATTATTATATTCTATTTCTAAATCACCTACAAATAAATCATTTTTTATAGTATTCAATATAATACGAAGTTCGGATGCTGGGTTATTATCATAAAAGTAGCTATCGTAGCTTCGATTGTCAAATCCTATAGTGTTTTTTGTATAGTCATACAACGTATCTTTAAATTGAATTGATCCATTTTCTCGACCAATTGTTTGATATTTTGTAGTAATCCCGGAAGCAGTAGAGTTTGATATTTTTTTCAATAATAACCATCCACCTGATCCTACAGATCTTACTTTAATAATATCTCCAATATTGTCGTTAATGATTTCCAATTCATACGTAGAATCTATTAAATGATCTATAATTGTATAGCTATTAAATCCATCTGCGTACCAATCAATGTAATTCCAAAAAAGAGTTACATCATAGTCTTGTACACTAACTCTAACCCACAAACTTTCATCTCTATTCCATGAATAAATTGACCACTTATTAAACACTGTACTATCAGTTCTTACTAATGCACTAAATTGTCTTACTGAAATTGAAGTATTTTCACCATAATAAGATCCTTTTGATAACACATTAACTTTGACAATTTTACCTAAGTTATCAATTTCAGCAACAGCTTCTGCCCCGGTTCCCTCACCTAATATTTCTATCTTAGGTGCTACTTTATATCCTCTACCTGAATCAGCTATTAATACTTTTGCTATTGCACCATTAGCAACAACTGGGGTTAGTTTTGCAGGAGATATTTTATTTGTACTAATATATTCAAGTTCTTCTATAGTATCAACTGCTACATCAAAAGTACCGTCTAACTGTATAGGAAGTTCTTCTTTTTTAAACAATGAACTTATATCGTGGTCTTCTATTAACAAATGGGTTTTTAATACTATATTAACCCGTTCGATATATTGTTTTAATGCTTCGAATCGATTGATAAACATACTTTGTCTAGGTCGATTTTGAATGCCGTATCGATTTTTAACTGTAATCGATTGATCAGGCACATGTCTGTAATTTTCATCAAATCCAATTAAGCTATCAAACCATTTTTTCTCAATGTCAGGTGACACTTTACTTGAACTTAACCCTTCTGCTATAAGTTGATACTGATGATGTACTTGATGAACATCAACTGTACTAGTTTCATATTTTATACTTAAAACTAAATCATCAGACGTTATCAAATTATTAAAATTATTAAGTATAAATTTATTATCTCCTAAAAAGCTAATAAATCGATATCCTTGCTGTCTAGGTCTCTGAATAAGGTTAGCAATGCTGTATGCGCTTAGATTTCTATTTTCAACTGAAGGAATAGTCTTTTTGTTTTTTACCCAAAAATAATACATAGCTTTAAATGTTTTAGATATATCGTCATATGTAAATAATGTTGAATATTTGCTATTTCCATATAACGACTGACCACTGATTCCTAGCGTTGTTCCTTCAACACTATCAGCTAATTCGTCCCATTTAGCTGGTAAATAAATACTTTCTACCCATTCGTATACATCTATACTAGAACCAGGAAGTAATGTATTCCATTTATTTTTTTGATATGTAACAGAACCTTGATATGGATACTCGACCCGCACATTACTAATATCCCACCAAACTTGTCCTACATGCTCCTTCGCCCAGAACGATTTATTGTCAACTAATACATCGGCTAAATTACCTGTATTGTATTTTGCCGGATCACTACTTAATTTAAAAGTTATATCTTGATCTGCAATTCCTGCAATTTTCCCTTGAACAATGTCAATGTAATCTACATACGATACAATTCGATTTTCTCGCTTATTGTATACATATACTCCTTTAATTTTTGAAATATCAACAGGTGTATTAATTTGTCTAGTAATATTCCAAGCGTATCGTGCTTTTGGTTTTCGATAATCGATAACTATACCGCTATCTCCTCCATACCCAGAGCTTTGCAAAGGTAAACCAATATAAACATGATTACCATTTGCATATACATTACCTCCAAAATCATATAACGCATTGTCATATCTATATTCTTCAGAATACATCAATTGGTTGTTTATAGATTCAAAGATATAAACAACACCTGAATCTATTATATTATTGCTAAATGATGTAAATTTATTGTCAAATGTAGTTTCAACTGCATTTTCTAGTCCATTACTATCAAATTTGTCAAATGTAGTTGGGATATGTTGGTCACCATTGATACTAGTTACTGCTAAATTTTCATCACTATAACTTAAAGAATACCCAAATTTTTCAGAAACTTCATTTTTTGGAGATACTAATGTTTGATCTTGTACAAATTCTGTACCATTAAATGAATAAATGTAAACAGCACCTTGATCTATAGAATGTACATCGCTTAACGGTGCTCCTACTGCAAATTTTGTACCGTCTGGTTTAAGACTAACAGAGTATGCCCAGTCGTCTGTATTATTTGGTGCTAAAATGCGCTGATGTAATTCATATTTGCTGTCGTGTAGTCGATATATACTGATTTCTATTTGTGATTTTTCTTCAACTAAGTACGATGACATTACAACTAACACTTCTGCATCGCTGCTTATGTCAAAATTAGCTCCAAATTGTACTAAATTGCTTAAATATTCCAATTTATCTTCATTGTACAATGCTAAATTTGTGAAATTTGGTAAATATCCCAAGTAATCTATATGTGTACTAATTTCTTCCCATACCGAAGTATTAAATGTTGTAGATGCACCTATATTAGTCTTAGCTTTATACAATTTATTATTATAGGAAACAATTGACCCTATATTATATCCACCTACAGTGTCAAATTCTCCTTTGAAATTGAAATCAACTCCAGATTGCCAGCTAATGTTTTTCCAATATAGAGTGTCATTTATAGTATTAACATCGTCTGGAGTGGTTTTAATAGCTTGATAGTATTCATCTCTATAAACTACAATATCGCCTGGTAAATAGCTAATAGGAATATAAATGCCTTTAAATTTAGATGCATCAGTAAAGCCGTGATGGAAAATTTCAATGTTTCCTGAGTTATTTTCCGAGTTATCTCCTTTGCTACCAACAAGCAACGTGTAATAATTATCTTTTTGTACAATCTTTACTTTAGATCCAAAATACTTGTTAGCTCGTCTAAATTGAGATACAAATACTGCTTGTCTTTTAAAGTATCCTTGATCTACTTTTCTGTATACCGCAATAGCACCTTCATTTTCATATCCAGGTTGGCCGTATTCGTCACCTTGAATATTATATACTTGCACATAATCTTTATTGAGTCCACTTGGAATACTCGAAGTTCGTGAAATCCCAAAATTAATAGTTTCTTCAAAAAAGTAATATTCCTCATCGACAATTACAGGATCTTGCACTACTGGAAAAGCTGTTTCATTTTCAAATACTATTAAATCTCCAATAATGTTATTACCTACAACAACATCATTTTCAAAGTCTTGAATAGTTCCTGTGATCCTACTAGGATCGTATGCTGATCTACTTTTTCTATTAATTTCAACCTTATATGCGTTGCTTAGTTTACGCCAAGTACCTGTTAATATTTTTACATACACTCTAACCTTAGAGCCTACTCGTTGATAAAATTCAACTTTTGCAGAACTAGTAGTTACAACCGCAGTATTAATACCGTCTGAGGTGCTTTGAATATCTTCAATAATATCACCTACTATTATTTCGTAAGGATCTCCGTTAACATCAAAGTTTGAATATTCAAAATCTATATATCCATTCCAAACATCATACACTTGCAGTAACTTATTTGTAATGTTATAGTTAAATCCATGCGATTCTAAGTCAACTGATCTATTTTCATAATCATAAACTCTAAAATTTATTGATATATTAGATTCATGTCCAGGTCCGAAAACATTACTTAGTATATGACTAGAATATTCTCTGCCTACTCTAACTACCCACTTGTTACTAGTATAATTTTGTTCGATATTGTTTTGATTACCATAATACGACAACTGACTTATGAAACTAGCTCTATTTTTTTCTGCATAAAATGGGCCGATTTCTTCGGCTGTTGTTTGTATATTATGATAACGATTAACACTCCGATTAGCATCGCTTACTCTAAAATCAACATATACTAACCCACGTCCTTCATCGTAGAATTTATTGTTATTACTATACTCAATAGGCTCACCGGTTGGCTTATAAAATTTAATCATCCAAAAGCCATATGTCGAATCTGATAAACTATATGCAATTCCTTCGTTGTATGTTCCAACTAAATTACTATTTCCAATTAATAGCTCTCCTGTAGAGTTGAAAACACCATTAACATTGTTTAAATATACAATACAATCATTTAAATACACATCAACATAACAAACTTGCCCGTTTGCAATTTCTGAAAATACAATATCACCTACTTCTGGCAACGTAAGATAGTTCGATATTATAAATATATTTTCAACTTTTTCAAAAATATCATGAGTACCTGATAATCGATCTCTAGTAATTTCAGGAATCTCACCATTAAATGGTTCAATACTGTCTAATGTGCCATTTAAATACGTTTGTCCTAGCCATTCTAATGTAACATTATCACCCGGTTTTGATCCTAAAAACATTTCTTTAGGAGATCTAACTAATATATGATCAACTTCGTTATTCTTAAATCCTGGATTTCCAGTTAATATTAACTCAATTTCTGTTGAATCTTCCTCAGATGCTAAGTCAATTTGTGCATATTCTGAAAACGACGTAAATTGTACTTGTCCCACTTCTGGAAGAATATTTCTTCGTGCTTTCCACAAACTTTCACGATGTTTTACTATATCATTTTTATTATATTCGGTAAATTTATCAAAACCCCCTTTGTATCTTGTTAATACGTTTGACGCTGATGGAATGCCTACAACCAAATACTCACCATCTGGACTCATTGACATACTTATATTTTCAAATGCTTCATCGGGAATAGTCATATATCGATTAGCTACATTTATTGTATCACTGAAAACTAAGTTTGATCTTTCGTTTTTACGTTTAAATACTGTGATAATTCCTTGCTGATCTAACGGTGCTGATATCGCTACTGTACTGTTATCTTTAGATGCTGTAATAACATCACTAAAGTTGTCAAATGTTGAATCGTTAGATGGATTGTGTATAGTTTGTAATACTTGGTACACTGCATTGTTAGTTAATACTGCCCAAGTATCTTCTGTATAATTGTCAATCCACACCTTCTGATTATTATAAATTTTTTGCTGAGATATTTCATTTAATTTAGATAAATCAGTTATTCGCATATTTCTGAGCTTAGTTAATACAAACTTACGCTCAATAAATGCTTTAATATTTGTTACATATGATGTGCCTGTTCTTACTTTTATTTTATTCAGTCTTACGCTTTCAACAATATATAAACCTGTTAAATTAAATTCTTGAGCACCTTTAATTCCAATTATATCATTTGGTAATACTTGATCTTCAACCCAATTGTCCACTAATAGCTCAATTAAGTAGTATCCTTTATCAGTCTTTTCTTTTTCATCAGATACTTGTAAAACATTTAGTTTAGTAGTAATATGCTGATAAACTGCCCATGAATTATCACCTTTTTCTGTAACCCATACATAGTCACCTAATCCAAACAAATTAACATCGCCTTTAGCTAAATCATCTTTAGAATTTGCAATATATGTTACATCTTCGTCATTAACATATCCTCCAGTTTTAACAAATTCAGTGTATGTTGATGTAACTGGAAATGGCTTATGTGTATAATTTTCCGGTTTATCATATACTTCATGTGGAAGTATAAAATATGTATTTTCATAATTAGTTTCTGGAATTACTGTAGTTAACTCTATAGGTTGAGGTGACACTAGTAATTTGTCTTTTTTTAGATTATATTCAACTTGTGAAATAGCATCAGTAGTTCCATATCGTCCAGTTTGTATTGCCCATTCTTCGTAAAATTCTAAATTTTCTATATCGGCACTACCTAATGGCTCAAATAACTTTAGTAATGAATTTTTAGTTCCTTTTTCTTGGATAAATCCTTGATAAAATTTAAATTGAGAAATATCGTCATTAATTATATTTGCTAAGTAACTACGTGGTTGATAACCGACTAAATGTTGAGCAGATGCTTGTAAATCACTATCAAAGCCTAATGTATTAACATCATAAAAGTCTGCAAATTGATTAATACGATAATCAAAATTTGTAATCAATTCTGGCTGCGGTTTTTCTTTTAATTTAAACCAGTAATTTACATTAAAATTAAGCGAGCCGGACACATTTGCTAATGCAATATAATAATATTGCTTGTATTTCACTACAGCTCCAATGCTATAATCTTTCCACTGAGCCCAGTCAGTGATTACTACATCATCGAATACAAATCCTGGTATGTTTAAACTACCTGTCCAATTATCTGATCTATAGCCAACTACTTTTAGTCGTTCTTGTCTATACCCAGTTTCAGGCTCAAAAATAATATCATTAAAAACAGTTTTGTTATCAATTAACACAACATGTTCTTTCTGCACTAACGGTATTGCTATATTGTAAATACCATGATCAGTATTAACACTTCTAATTCCAAATTCGTTTTCTATGCGATATACACTTGAAAATTCCCGTTCTAATGGTTGTCCTGTTTCAGACAGTAAACTATATGTATATTGTTGAGCAAAAATATCATCCGCAACTACATAATTTCGTTTATAGTCAACTTGATAAGCCGAAGGTGATAATGTTATCACTGTTCCTTCGCTCCATCCTTGTGTTGTCCAAAATAAAAATTCTTTTGCGACATCTTCCCAATTATGTAAACGACCATTTGTATCAACGTAATTAAATGTGAATCCTTTATATTTTAAATTAGCAGCATGTCCTAATAAAAATGTTATCACATCTTGCGATGTACGTAACTTTGTACCATATGGTAATTTAAATGATTCACGCTCGTTAAAGTACCGATAAAATGTTGCAGATTTCCCACCAATAATAGGAAGGTTGGGTAAAAATACTACTTTAGATTCATCAAATACGTTTGTTGATGTAAATGTTTCAAGTGCTCGGTAATACCTGTTGTTATATTGAATAACCTGACCTTTATAAAATGCTTTATCTACAGCCCATGCACTGTAAACTTCAGCTATTCCACCTACTGATATAACAACAGAATTTTCAAACACTAACGGTTCAAAATATTCAAAATACGGTGTTTCTTTATTATACCCTCGTATTGTGTATCCACTTGTTTCTTTTTCTATTATTACACCGCTATACAACGCAATGTCAACAGGTGAGCTAACATTGTAAAAAATTTTATAATTTTCTTGCGGTATAAAAATACTAGATCCTGTATTAAATTGTTGAGGTGACCTGCTATCTAATATTAGTTTTAACTTCTTTTTATCACTAAATCCTGCCAATTTAAACCCTAATTGATTAGTAATGCTTCTAATATTAGTTCGATACTCTGGACATCCTGTAATTCGATCTCTAGCAATAACATCTTGAATATAATTTAAAAAACCTGACACTTGTATACGATAATCGTCGTCACATGTATTAGGTAAAATTACGGAAGATAATTCGATTGGTTTTTCTGTTTCAGTATATGAAATTTGATTTGCTAAATTTCGTTTGATACGTGAAACATCGTACCCTAATCCCATAACTTTCGCAGGTTTATTAAGTAGATATGCTGATAATATTGCAAATGGATAATCTGAACTTTTCTTCCAAGCAGATTCAACTGGAGCACCGTCACCAAATTTGAAGTTTTGATTAGAACTTCTTTGTGTAAAATTTTTAACATATCCTGAATTAACTGGAGATAATAATTTTCCAAACTTATCAACTGGGATAAAATTAAGAAGATCCTTTTTAGCATATTGTGTTTTTACAACAATAGGTTTATTGGGCTCTCTAATAATACCATTTGAAAGATCTTCCCACAGAATTAAATTATCTCTAGTATATGGAGCAGGACCGTATACTTCATTCCACCAAACAGGTTTAATTGTAAATCCTAAAATCTCCCAGGGGCGGGTATGCGGACTGTCTGTGCCGATTCCATATTCATAAATACTTCTCCAATATCCAGGTACTGTATTTCCAGAAAACGATGTAGCATTTACATAATTAAATGTAAATTGGTTAGTACGATCAAAGAAATAATGATTTGTATAATCTCTATCTACATTTGGAAGCCATTTAACAAAACTTTTAAATAAACTGTTATTAATTTCTTCTAATGTAAATTCATTTTTCTTAGATTCAAGATTAACAAAATCTGAAATTTTAAGTAAACTAGAATCATAATCTACTTTAATATTATTAAAAATTCGTTTCTCTAGTTCAAGTAACAAATTATCTCTAAAGTCTAGGAAAGCTCTGCTAAAACTACCATCGTGTCCTCGAATCATTGGAACACCTAGTGGTAATATGTCGTATTTAACCGTATCTATCCCCCCTAAAGTAGTATTAGTTTCTGGTGTATAAAGAAGTGTACTTAACCCGTTAATTTTCAGTATATTAGCATTGCCTTCTCCTCCATTGTCTTTATCAAACGATTTTGCTTGAGACCGTGAAGTAAATACGGGATAAAACCACCCGCGAACTGTAGGTTGAATAGTTTCTTTATATATTTCCCCATATACTTTATAAGGAATATCCATTACTGTTTCATTTGACTGATAAGTATCGTCTAAAATTAATTCAGGTACATATTTTGGATATAATCCTAACTTTGTAGGAGTACACGGAATAAACGACCCATCGGTATTTTGATATTCGTAAATTTCAAGTTTATCTCCTTCTTTTTGCCCAGCATTAATTGATACAAACGCATCATCTGTAAATGTATAATCAACACCATAGGTTAACTGTTCAGAATTTAAGTAAACTAATACACTTTTAGGTGACAATGTAGTTAAATCAAACTGATCGCTTAAACTATACAGATTAATTCGATGATCTAATACTTTATATTCTATTCTATTTGCTGCTTCATGTCCAATCATGTCAGAAAAGTAAAACGGCTGACTCTTTAACTTATCCTTGGTTATTTCTTGTATTAATCGATCAACATGCTGTTTAGTATATCCGTCAAATCCTAAAGTTTCTGCTGTACTTAAAAATGTACGTTTAAATCTTGAGTATTCAATTCGACTATATTCTAATGCGTTAACAACATTATATTTTGTATTTGTTAAATGATATAATGGTAAATTAATAGGCCCGCTATGTTTTACAAATCGTTTTCCATAATGATCTAATGACCCTAAATCTCTTAAATTACTTGTTCCCGGATACACTCCAGCAAATCCAGTAATTTCATCGATCATACTGCTTACATGATCAATTGCTTCACCTAATGTAAACTCGACTATATTTTGATTAAGCGGATTTCTTTCTAAATTATTTGGAACTTCAAAATATCCTTTATCAGTTTTATTAGCATACGAATGTGCTTTTAATTCTAAGAAATCACCTTCTTTTAGATTAACATAAAAGTTTACAATAGCAACATCGTTAATCTTAACAATCCTATAATGTTTGTTTTGTATTTGAAATTTTTTGTTTACATATACTAATACTTTTAAATCAGTTAATAACGCAGACTTTTCAAAAACATCAATTTTAAATTCATTAACTTGTTTTGCAGTAATATATTCAGTTTTAATTACATACTGTTTACTGTTAACAGGCTTACTACTAAACCCGTTTACATAATTATATGTGTTATTATCGTTATATTTTCTTAAATATCCCGTATCAATTTTTCTTGTTATTTTGTCAGTAATTGTTTGATAAGTGAATACATCATTTAACAAACTAAAATTAAATATAATATCTCCTGAGTTTTCAATAGATCTATATGATAATGGAAATCCTAACTCAGAGTCGTTTTCTCCCGATCCTTTACGATATTCAAATATAGTAGTGCCGTTGAACGTAGAAGATTCAAATACAGAAGTATTTCCAAAACTTATACCTTGATTATCATACACATCAAATCTAGGAGGCTGATTGTGCGTTAGTTTTTCTTGAGAAACTTTCCATTGACTATTGTAGTAGTGTAGAATTTTACCACCATATTCTGCCCCTTTTGTTACTAATACGCATTCTAACTCATTAGGGTGAGAGTCTGTTGTTTCAACTAAATGAATTAGTTGTTTTCCATTAAAAGTAACCCACTGAACTTCAAAAATCTTGCCACTTACTAAGATATCACGATCTGCAGTAAATAAAATCCGCATTCCATCTAATAAATCAACACCGTCAATATTATAACCTAACTTTCCTTCAATCTTACTAAATACGTCATCAGTGTAATTATCTACTAAATCGATGTTTTTCTTAGCATAAACTCCACTATTAAACATTTTTAAACCAGGTTCAAATTCTATAATAGGTCTAGTAGCCCGTTTAGATTCATCAATGTCTACATTTTGATTGTTGTATTCTGCACTTTTAATAATAATTTCTTTATGAAACCACTTATTATACCTACTCCAAGAATTTTTATCTATAGATGCTCTATTACATACAATATAATCTCTAGTTCCAGCATATGAATTTGCATTTGAGAAGGGGAGCTCGTCGAACTCATCTGAGTCAAATGGGATTAATTTGTTTTCAGTATATGCTGCTGGTATGATTAAATCTTTTGCATTTATTAGTTTAATCTCTTCTCCAACTCCTTCGATATACCATTGGTCAATTGCATACTTCTCAGGATATACTTCCCCTTGAAAATATACTTTTAAACCGTTTGTAAATTCAACACCATTTGCACTTGTATAATATTTTTTTCCTAATATTTCTTCTTCAATATTAATATATGAATTTTCTTCTATATCATAAACATTAATTGCACCACTAGTATTAATATCATTTTGACTAATATAAAATAATCTGTTTGGCGCATTTAATGGTATAGTAAATTCAATCGTACCTTTTTCAATATAAACAACAGCAACTTCATCTCCATTGTCGTCTAGTTTACGAATACCATCATAATATAATGTTGAGATATTTTTACTTTTTGAAATTTCCGAGACTGTAATTACTATATCGCTTGCATTATTATTACCTAAGTATCGATCTGAGATGGTTATTCGCTCGCCTTTCTTAAAATTAGAGCCAGGATCTAATATTTCAATATTAGTAATAGTTTGATCTTGTCCGATAGTAATGTTAAATGCTGCGTCTTTACCACTATAATTAGTTGTATAGTTCCTTACAAAGTATATTCCAGGTAATCTATTATTATCTTGCTGTGGATTATATGCTAATATTTTAATACCATTATCTTCGGAGATAATAGTATCTGAATCTGGAAAAGTAACGTATTCTCCAATATCATATCGTGTAGCTTCATAGTCAATAGCGTCGTACAATCCTGATGTATATAGACCTTTGTTTCCAGATAATAATAAAGATACTCCTGGTGTAAATGTTCTTGATAAGGCAAATGCGATTGGGTATCCAGGTGTATCGATTTCAAACTTATATGTTTGCCCTCTATATAAATTTAATGTAGGATTATTAGTATACCCGCTTGAAGAAAATACATACGATACATTGTCATCGTTATTACGCAGTGATACTGAAACTGTGCTTGCAACTTCTTGAGATTGTCCGTATACCGAAACCCTAGTCGGCCCGTTAGGTAGCCAGTAGTATTCTCTAAAATTGACAAATTTATCCCAATCTAAATTAGGATTCCATGCGTACATCTCTTGGCTATTTAGCCTACTATGGTTTTCTACATTTGCTCCAAGAATCTTTAATGTATTAATATAATCGTTATAATCTTTATAAAATACAACATTATCTGAATCGTCTTTAATTACTAATGCCGGTTCTAATTGATAATTAGTCCGTTCTGGTGAAACATCTGAAATGTATATATCATCCACTGATGACGATTTTGAGTTTAATCTGCCAACATACCCGTTGAGTTTTTCTGCTACACCGGGTTTAATTAATTGATCGATTGTGCCTTGCAGAAACTTTTTATTTTCATCTGATCTAAAAAATTGAGGGATTAAATCAATTGATGAAAAATTATTATTTTCTGGAGTAGGTAATGGATTTATATTGTTATTGTCATTATATGCCATTAGTATGTATATCCTCCGCCGTTTGGCGACACTAAACTAGTTGATGCTGTACTTATAATATTTCCAGTGCTCGATGTAGTTACATTTGTAATCACATCGCCTGACGCTTGAAGTTCCGATGCTGTAATTTCGTCAATTACTTCTATATCGCTTACTTTAGCAGAATTAATAAAAATTTCATCTATTTCAGATTTAATTTCAAACAAACTACCAAATGCCTGAAGTCCTTGTCTTGGAACAATAATAATACTTAAAAGTTTAGGAGTCAGTGTATTCATTATGTATGCACTAAGTTCCTGAAAATAAAAAGTTTCTCCAAAATCCCAATTTTCTATTTCAAAAAATCTGTCAATTGCTTGTATAATATCAGCTTTCAATTCATTTTCATTAATTATTAATTCTTTATTTCTTACAATTTTAAATTTTACTTGTAAGTCTGGAACTGCTTTACTTCCGAATAAAATTTTATATTTAACAGGGTGGTACACTATTTCATCACTTATTGATTTAATTTTCGATAACTCTGGATGGTATTTTCTAAATAACTCGTCGCTACTTGGCGGTTTAGGTGCTGATAATAATGTTCCATTAATATATTTACGCATTTCTGTATCGTACGATTTTGTTAGTAAATATGTATCTATTAAGTTACTTGCACTAGGATCAATGCGATAATTACTGTCAGCTACGTGTACATAATGAAATTTTAAATCAGATCGTCCTACGTATGCTTTGTAATTTGTATTAATTACTGTATTATTTTTTGCTTTATTTAAAGTTTTAAATACATGTTCATCTACTAAGTAAAATACTTGTCCATCTATTTCAACACTTGGAATAATTTTAGATTCGTTTTGAATAATTTTAATTGTAGCATCGTTATTATTAAAATATTTAAAATCTTCAACACCGTCGGATGTAACATATCGTTTTTGAAAAACAATTTTTTCAGTTGGATTAACTAACTCATCTACTAACGTGTTAAACATATCAATGTCGTCAGATGCTGTATCATCATCTAGATCCAAAAATTGTATTTGTATTTTTCTAGAATCTAAGTAACCTTCTTTATCTTTATAACTGTCCAATATACTCCATTTAAAATCTTGGTTAAATGGAAATATTGAATCAGGTTTTCTATTAATACTCATCACATTAATAAAATCCCTAACAATTGTGCCTGTTGTAGGATCATAGATTTTATCAGCACTATCAAAATAAAACCTTAACGCATTTTCACTTTCAAATACGTATCTTAAATTTCGATATGTAATTGTATATTTTTCACTATCTGTTTTAAAATACAAAAACCAACTTGAATCAAAGTTTCTACCTGATGTATCTCCTGCTTTTCCTGTTGCAAAATCTTCACTGGTATTAATATTTTCTTCAGTTATTATAGTCCATTCTCGACTTTCTATGTTATATCGTAAACCAAAATCTTTGTAAGCAAATGCTTGGTCAATGATTTGTATTTTTGCATCTTTTGTTAAAGACCTTGATAATTTTGGCATTAATTGATCTAAAATAGCACCAGATGGAATTGTATCTGTTAACTCAATAGCTCCAACATTATTATCGTCAACTGTAGTACCATCACCTATTACTTTTAATACATTTGTCCATTTATAAGGTGATGCTCCAAACATAGTACTATCGGTTGTTAATTTACCATCTTTAGTAAAATATTGAGCTACTCCTTCGCTAGTAACTGGAGCCACAAATTTACACATGGTTCCTGTTTCAATAAACCGTAAACTGCTTGCAGTGTATACGCCTACTGGGTTTACTCTGTTATCGATGTCAATTAAAGTACCTGTGCATCGATTTGTATTAGTTAATTTTTGATTCCATCTAACATTTAAATCATATGCTATAACTTTAGGTTGTTTATCTAAGTAAAAATTTTTAACATTTGTCGATGTTATAATAGGTTCGATGGTATTATATATAATCCCTTCTATATCACTTTGCGACGCAAATTTAAATTGCGTTTTAGTTTCGTAATATTCTTTAAAAAGTACACCATCATCTGCAAATAAACTAGTATTTGAATATTTTCCAGAAACATCTTTTAAGTCAAAGTATTTAGATACGCCACTTGATATTCTATTTGTACTTTTAGTTTTAATAATATCCTGATCAATTGCTAGTGGGCCTATATTATAATCTTCACCTGTGATTAATCTGTTTTGAGTATAATAAGTAGCTGGAGCATTTTGTTTAATTTCTAAATTTGTTTCAGAAGCAGATCCATTGGAAATAGTATAATTTAATCGTAATCCTAATATTAATTTTTCAAGAGTCCCAGACCTACTTTCATATGGAATTTCTAAATTAACAGTTCCGATAGCACCAGGTGTAATAACACTTCTTGCATTTGCACTAGTTCTATAAAATACTTTAAAATTTCCAGAAGGCAAACTGCCAAATACACCGTCACTAAACACTAAATTAATTCTATCCCCTATTCTAGTTAATACAGAAAATACGTCGCGTATACCATTAAATAAGTTATTGTAAATTACATTATTACCTTCAATAGAATCGACTTTAATCCACGGTACAGTTTCAATCCCATTAGAGTCTAACCCATACAGCCAAACATCTGTATTATTAATATTTTCAGCATCAATAGACACTACTTGGTTAGGAGTAGGATTGCTAATTGAAAATGTATTTGAGTTCATTACTCCTTGCTTAAAGTGCATAAAGAACCCAGTATTATTACTATTTGAACCTTGTCCGTCATCTCTAAATAAAAATGCTGGACTTGTTCCTGCAATAGGCGGTTCTTCGTTTACTGCTGTTTCACTAATATCTGAACTAACAACTTCAAATCGTGTACTAACTCCTTCAATTTGTTTTGTAAATTTAAAAATTGCACTATCTTTGTTAGTTGCATTAAACCGATATTTTTGGTGTTGTACGCCATTAATGTTTGCACTTTTTAGTGGATTTCCAATTGAATTTGATACTGGTAATGCAGCGTTTAATATTTTGATAAACTGTTCGAAATAATTTGCATTTGACTGGTCATTCCATTTTACTACAAAACCACTTAAATTTAATCCAGAACTATCTTTAATCGACTCTGTAGTTTTCACCGTTTCAATTCGCAATAAACCGTTAGCTGTTTGATTTCTTTTTGGATTATATGCTAACATATTAGCTAATCGTAAAATACTTTCTCTACGTTCTGCAGTTTCTAAAAAGTTTTCCCTAGCATTAAGATCAATCCTAAAACTTAAATTTTGACCTAAAAATGCAATCATATCAATTAATGCCAAATATTCAGAAGATTCAATATAATCATTAAAATCTTCTGGATAGTTCTGACGTAAATAATTAATCATAGTTCGTCTTAAATTATCAAAGTCATAACTTTGAAAATCGGCATTTCTAAACGATTGGTATATTCTTTTCCAGTCTTCTGCTACTATTAATCTCGACTGTCTATCACTTGCAGACATATTATTATCCTCTATTCTGTAATACTAGTGTTAAAGCACTAAACTATTAGCTTGGTCAAATCTAAATCGTAAATTCTCAGAAATATTATATTTTAAATAAGTTACAATACATTCGACTATTATTCCTCGATCATACGATTCCACAGTGACATTTTCTGCGGTTATTCTAGGATCATAGTTAATTATTTTTACAACATCATCTATAATTGCTTGCTCTATTTCTGGAGTAAATTGTTCATACAACAAAAACCATAATATAGTACCAAATGTTGGATCTGATAATTTTTCACCTTGTTTGATATGAAAATGGTTTACTAAATCCTGTTTTATTAATTCAAAATCATATAATGCAAAACCTTGATGATTTGAATTAACTGTTGAGAATCCCCGATAAGTTTTTCCAGATTTTGGGCTTTGCTTTGACGGAGATACTGCTACTCGTTTATATAGATTTTTTTCTAATTGGCTCATGCTTTTCCTTATGCTTCATCCGGTTCTGGAAATCCCCCTTCAGGTTCCCTTACTAATTCAATTCTTGGGGTATCATCTGCATTCTGCGGACCTGGCAATGTTTCACCAGGTGGTCGATCAGCTAAATCTGGCCCTGCTTGTTCTGGTTTTGGAGGAACTGACTTATTATTTATATTTGATGGCCCTATAGGTATTTTACCATTTCTAGGAAAATTCCATGCACCACCTTCAGCTTTATGTGCGCTAAAATGCATAGCATCATCGCTTGATCTCCATGCACCACCCCATCCCAATCCATGTTTTTTAGCTAACTCTTGGGTATTTTCAGGCATGTCTGTAATTGGAGCATTTGCAGGTCTTGGCATAAAAAATCCATTAGGTACTCCTCCCATTACTTGATCTGGCCAGTTTATATCAATAGCTCCACCTGATGCATGAACTGACCAGCTCCCACTTCCTGATGCTGTTTTTCTTTTTGAATAACCTGCTAATTTTTTAATTTTATATCCAGTTGCTTCTAAATCATCAATAAACCCTTGAAAATTGTCTTTAAACATTTCAGCAACCATTGCAGTTAAACCTGAACTAGTTTTAACAGGAACTAATATTCCTTCTTCATCTGAATTAACATCAGTGTTTCCAGATTCACTTCCTAAATCTCCAGTTTCATGTAATCCATCACCTGTGGAGCCTGTGTAATTGTTTTTACCTCTACTAGTTTTAAGTGCAACTTGTGTTGATTTTACGGTTGAATTACCTTTCATAAAAATGTCAGGAGATATGTAGATTTCCGCAGTAGGAATCATCCCAGGATCTTCTCTATCTGTATCTTCTTTTTTAAATGCGTGTGGGTTTAAGTTTTCATGATGCATCCACGGCTCGTGCTGCGGAGCTCTTGCAAGTATCGAATCGTATATAATAGGCTTATTTGCGCCTGGAATTACATACGGTAAATTTATAGTTGGCAACGGTTCGATAACTAATGCATCAGTTGGTGGCGTTGGAATAGTTGCAACTTTCGGTGTTTTTGCACGTTCAGAATCGTTCCCCCATGTAGATAATCCGCTGTTCCAATGAATTACTGCTGCATCCCCGGCTATAATTGTATCGTCTATTAAATTAATACCTTCATTTGCTCTATAATGTTGCGATGCATCAGTGTCTATTGAAATTTTATCTTTTACAAATACTCGCTGTTCTCCAATTTCTATTTGTAAATGTTGATTTCCTTGTTCTATCACCGTAAACATATCTTTTACTATTTCCATATGATAGTTTCTACCTATCCTGGATTTTGTGTCATTTGATACAAATATATGTTGATTGCTACATTTAGTTTGAAAAGATAATCCTGCAATATCATTAATATCTTGTTCTGCTTTTCTAAACCAACTCTTTTTTGCTTCCTCATGTGTTGACATTTCTGACTTTTGAAAAATGCTTTGTTTAGAATGCAAGTGATAATCTTTTTCAACAGTTGTCATTTTCGTTAACCCTACATGAGTATCACTTGTTCCTTTAACTGTTAATCGATAATCTTTGCCAACATATAAATTAGTATTAAACACGCTTTCTAAATGTATGCGGCCGCTTTCTTTATTATCTAAATATTGTTGCTCGTCACTCCATCTAGCAGTAGCTTTCATGTTAATATTTCTACCTGCTTCAACATTAAAGTCCCTTTCTGCAGTTAAATTAATGTCATTATTACTCATAACACTAATACTATCTTCTGCGTAGATGTCAATCTTCCCATCAGAAGTGAGCTCAATCCATGCTGTTCCTCTTGAATTTGAAATATAGATTAAATCTTCAGAATTATGCAATAATATTTGATGACCAGTTCTTGTCCGTAATCGAACTAATTCGTTATGTGGAATAGTTTCATCGCCTTCTAATTCTTCGGCATCTCTATTATAATAAAATGGAGGACCTTCTGCAGCATGTGTTTTTCTAACGTATCTTTCATTACCATCATCTAAAACAAAACTAGAACCGCCTAATCGATTATACGCATAATTTGCTTTTTTATGAGTAGCTCCCAATTCAACTCTAGGTGATCCGGCTCGTTTATCTAACGGGCCAGGTGTGCTAAATCCAAATACCATACTTGGCACTTCTCGTCTTGCACTACTTGTTGTTGTTCCCCTGGTTTCATCTTCTAGCAATCCTTGATTTTCAAGGATACATGTAAAGTCTTTGTTATAAGGTTTTTTAAAATAGGTTGGGTCAATTTTTAATCCATCTTCCAATTCTTTATTGTATTCACCTACTGGAAGTTTCATTTTTTTTAAATTTTCAGGTGTCGAGTCAGTTGTAACAGTTGTACAGGCCCTTCCATCAGGAACCATAAAATTCATAAAATCATCTTGAATACACCCTATCCAATATCCCATATCTGCATTACCTTCTGCAAATATTACTAAAACTTTTGTGCCAATATCGGGTGGAATAAACCACATTCCATATGACTTTTGTGTATGGGCATAATCATCTACTTTTTGCAACCCTTTGTTTGATGTTACTCCGTAAAAAGGTGACAGATACTTCACTTGTATAATTTGGCCAGACCTTTCAGGTATATTTCCAGATTCTGTATATTTTAAAAGCTCGACTTCAAGAGTTCCCATAAATTGTTTATCTAAATGATTTACAACTATTGCTTCGTATGGTCCTGGATTTTTTATTTGAACTTTATGATTATTGGACGTTCTTGTATAACTTCGATTTTCATTAGACATTTGTATTACTCATTATTAAATGTTGGAAATTGCTTTGATATTGATGATGCTGTATTTGATACTGCAGTTACTAAGTTATCTGCTAAAGAACTTAAATTATCACTTAACTCATTTATCGAATCGTATGCACTTTTTTCAATTGACACAATTTGACTCGTTACTTGATCGACTAAATCAGAATTGACAATATTCTCTTTTACAGAATCGAACATTTCACTAAGATCTGGGAAATCACTTAAAAAATCAAACTCATCTGGAATATCAATACTTGGAGCGTTACCGCTTAAAATATTATCAAGATCAACATCGTTAATTACATTACTTAACGCTGATTGCAATGCTTGCTCTGGGTTAGTTAATAATTGTAACGGATCAATTTCAGGTGGTGAATCTCCATAAGTTGGTACGTTAACATTTTCAGGAACTTTACCAACATTTAAAATTTCACTATTTGATTCCCCAACTGCATAAGAAGAATGCGGATCTTTTGCTAATGGGTCTAGTTTATGAACTAACGTATCATACACATATCTGCCTGTCCTAAAATCATATCTAGTATCAAACGGTCTAGGATTACTATAATTGTAAGGATTAACCGGAGGCACTATTTTCTTTGCAGGTAACCGACGATCGCCTGCATTACCGCCTAATACATCTCCTACTTTAGGACCTCCTAATATTGATAGTGCGCGTTGCTTAGTACTAGTTCCATATTTAGGTTTAGCAGTATTTGGCGACGATGCTGCATAACTAATTTCTTTTCCTGTTCCTGGAACTCCACTTTTAATATCTTCAAGCATAGTAAATAATGCATCTGGATCGTGAAATGCTTTGTTTAGTCCGTCCCCGGCATAATATGTTTCTCCTTTTTGTACACTCCTAAATGCCCCTTTCATGTCGTATGGTACAGGAAATGATGCAAATTCTTGTGCTAATTTGACCATAAATTTATGTGTAGGTACGTTTTCGTCGTTTGCTAACCATTTTCGGTAAGATCTAACAACTTCTAATCTTTTGATTATCAATGCATCTTGGATATCAGGAGAAAACAAAGTTGTCAATGGGTCTACTCCTAAGTATCCTATACATTCTTTTAATGTTTTACGAATTATTTGATATCTGCCACATGCTGACGATTTAAAACCCTTATCTATCCTCATTTGTTGAAACTTTAAAACTTCTGCGAGGGTCATTTGTACTAATGATTGCTCGATTGTTCCCGGATATAATGACATATAAGGATCTTTCCCTCTAACTGCTTCTGTTTTTGCAATCAGATTTAATAATGCTATATCTTGTGCTGATAATGATGCCATTTAAACCTCTTTATATTAATCTGTTTCTACTTTTGTTATGTTTTTAATAATAGTACCTTTATTATTTGTTGCAGGGTCGTCTTGACCTCTACGTCTAATCATTTTTAATACTTGTGTAAATTTCCCTTTACTAAACTTATTTGTTACTCCCCATACAGAAAATAAGCCACTAAACCTTGCTACTTTTTCAGCAACTTCCATTGTAGGGCCGGTCATTTGATAATCAAAAGGCGTTAAGAAATTTACTATAACAAAAACTTCGTATTCAGTATATGCCATTCGATAATCATCACCGTAGTCGCTAGAAACTGATAGCGTTCCATTTTCAGTTTTTCCTACATAATTTCCTGTTTGTTGTGGTATGAAAAATGGATCTCCCCATATTGTCATTTCTACTGAAACCATATCTACTATTTGATTAGTAATTCTATGATGGAAAATTTCTGCAATTTTGTTGCGTATATCATAACTTTTTGTTCCTGATACGTTTACACCTGGAAGTTCTACAGCTTCAATTGTTTGTCCTTGTATTTCACTTTTTTCAGGCTGCGATGTTTGTTGAGTAGCTTGTCCTCCTCGTTCAATTTCATCTCTTGCAGCTTTATGAGATGCATTACTTAATCCTGATGCATCAGATCCTGAATTTTCAGCAAAATTTGCAAATGCTAATTGCGTAAACGCATTATTAAAATTAATATCAAAATCTATTATATCTTCATTTTTTCCAGTGTATATATAATTATATTCTTTAGCCGCAGTTTTTTTCAATCCTTCAGTGTTATCAGGTCGTTCTCCACCTGATAAGAATTTAGCAGAATCTGGATGATACGGCATAACTGCATATACATATACTTTAGGTGGTCTACCTATTTGAACTTCCGAAGCTGGATCATGATCTACAAATGTGTAACTTTCAATTCTCCACCATTTAAATGCTCCATTAACCGGTTGTGCTGTTGCATGATCTCTACAATACTGACTTTGTAACAATACTTTTTCAATAAAAGATGTTATTGTTTCTTTTGAATGTGATTGAAATGTTTTAGATTTTTCTGAAAAAGTTAATTCTGTACCACCAATTCGATTAGTATCTGTTTTTTCATTTTTAACAGTATTATTATCACCCATCGGTTGTTCTCTTGCTTCCGCAGTATTTTCAACAATAATACTTTTGCCGATTTCATTAATAAACGAAGGATCTGTTGCATAATTTAATAATTTAGTAAAAATATCACCTTTGGGCTGAATTTTTAATGCTTGAGTTGTAGCTTCTTTAGGTCCTGGATTATCTAAATCTGGAGGGCTCTTTTTACCTAACTGTTGCTGTGTTTCTTCTACTGCATTTACAGTATATGTTTTAGGTGTAATTTCATTATTAATAACTTTAGTTAAATGATCTGGTTCTTTTGGAAAACATATAAGATATCTATCACTTGCAATTTGTTTTTTTGTTTCTTCATTATATTCGGTTCGATCATTTAGTGCAGTAGTGTACGATTGAACGCCTGATACTAAAATTTCATGTACAAACTGCCCTGTTACATTAATAGTAGTCTTTGTTTGATTATTTGAATCAGACATTGCGTCTTCACTGTAAGGTACTGCTTCGACTTGATATTGAGATCCTTTTCCTGTAACATTAAGATCAACTTTTACTATTTTTATTGGCATATACGACGGCGATGCTAGTTTGGTTGGAACGTCGCCTGGTTCGTTCCAACCATAAAAATCGATTCTAATACAAAACGGAGCATCTGCATAGTTTTTAAATCCTTTGCTATCTGCTGCGGAAATTAATGCTTGAATGAAATTACCCATAGAATACGGTTCAATAACTGTAAACTGCATAGATGTTCCAATTGCAACTCCTGTTTTTTTATTTGGAGCAATTGCTGCATCAAATTCTAAATCTTCAATAAAATATTCTGCATCGTCACCTCCTTCAATTGGTAACTTAAATCTACTACCATAATCACCACCGCCTGACTGGATAATATAAGGATCCATAGTATTTGGATTTTTTCGATAACTTATAGGGTTATTATATTCGCCTGCAGATAGTATTCCTAATGTGATAATATAATTATAATGATTATGATCTCTTAACGGATTAGGGATCCTACTTGCACTATTTCCTGATGATACTTCTCCAGCATTTATTACATTTGTTGATTGTTCTTTTGGAATTTTATCAAGTGAAGATTCTTCTGCTTGAATATCTTGATAATATTGTGATCGCTTTCCACCAATCGGTCCGACTACTTCTGCAAAACTAACTTCTTCGACAACTAATTTACTACCGGGAAATGATGAAAAATCAATAAATTCTGGTAATATTTTATCTGCAGTCGTTTCAATGTTTTTAAATAACGATGAAATTGAACTAAATGCACTTGAAGAATCTTTTAGGAAGTCATTTGCAAAATCAGAAATACTATCACTAATACCACTAGCATCATTTAATATATCGTTAAAACTTGTTTTACTAAAATTTGACAAACTGTTAATTTGTTCTGATATATTCTCTGCAACATCTGTTACAGCAGTTTTCGCGCTGTTAAATTGGTCAATTAAAAAATCACTAGAATCACTTACATCAAGTGTAGATGATATTGGCCCGAACTCGTTTAAAAAATCAGTTACGTCATTAACACTTATGTTTGCTATATTGTTTAATACTGTATTTGCTGCGTCAGTAGCAATTGATTCAAATTGTATTGCCATTTAAATTCCCATATATTGTGTTATATATTTTCCTTGAGGTAGATATATTTCTGTTCCTGCAATAAAATCAAATACTGGATCTTTTAATGTATCAGGATTTCGTTGTGCAAAAATCCACCATAGTTCTTTTTTCCTATACAAGTCATAAGCCAATAAATCCGGCCTGTATGTATATACTGTTGTTATCACAAATAAAGGATCATTATCAGCTCTTGGAATAGGTATCGGCTCCCATATACCTAAATACCCTGATTTTGTAATTTCCGTATTTTTGTATGCTGTTAACTTTAGATTCATTATACAAATCCTTCGGAACTGCCAACAAATTCGCCTTTTGCAAATTTTTCTAATCCAAATTTTGCATGTGTTCTACGTGCATAATTAGGTACACATGTTACAGAAATAGTAGACTTTACAGGAACATAATTAGTTTCACCATCTAGCTTACATTCAATATAATCTACATCTGGATTTAAATCTGCTGTAAAATTTGTAATAATTACAGGAATATTATTTAACACATGCTTTCCATACCCGTTTAATCTACATACTACCGGGGGCATTCCAACTAATGCACTATTCCCATAAAACATTTTAGTAGCTGATCGTAAAAAATGCACACTAGCTAACCAGTATTTGGCATCATCGTCGTTTTCGCTATAAAACTCACCTGAAATTACATAATTATCAACAACACTATTTTCATATGAATTAAACGCATAATTAGTATGAGTTAATGTAATCGGACTATATTGTGCAGTATGACTAATAGTTATCGACGGATTAAATGGGAATATCATTCTATTATTTGTTTTACTTAACGGTTCTAATGCACCTACTGTTGGAAATATAGACGGTACTGAAATATTTACTCTCCAGTCAACTGCATTTGCTCCTGTAGTTGATTTAACTTGAACCTGTATTTGTTTAGGCTGTTCTGGATTAGCATTATCGCCTATACCTTGTGCTTGAACCGTTCCTTGTCGAGCTGCACTTGCAATATTATCGGTATTTTTATTACCTTGTGCAAGAATTTTACTAATTTCAGTTTGACTTTTTGCAAGCCCTTCTCCAACTTTACTTTTAGGTATATTAACACTATACAATGCATCATTTATTACTGGATCTGATGCAATTTGATAATTTGCCGGTATATTTACTTGTGTCGATATTGGAATACTACTGTAATTAGTATTAATTGTAGTAGTTTCGTAATTATTGGCCATAAAACTCTCCTATATATTGTATTTACCTGTCTTAAAAAAACACATTTTTAACTGATAAATAAAAATATACTTGACATCGGTATCAATTTATTGTATACTATACGTTTTAACTAGAATAGGTATTATGGTAGAATATAAAATAGTTCATTCAGCTACATATCGTGGATTAGGCGAACGAGTGGAAAGTTTATTAAACGATGGATGGCAATTATATGGGAATTTTACGTATGTCCCAACCCGTAATAGTGTAGAGTATGTTCAAGTAGTTATTAAAAATATTATTGTAGACAACACTATGGAGTCTTATGCAGAAAAAAAATTATCTTAATAATAAAGACATTTTATTAGAAATTCATCGATCAAAATCATCATTTAGTTCATTTTCTTCACCAGACTACGTTGATTACGACTTAATTTTAGATTCTATTAATGATATAGACGAAGAAGCACTAATAACTGCTCGCAAAAATAAAGCTAAATGCCTAAGCGTTGTTGAGTTTGAAAATGCAAAACTTACTCAAAAAAGAGTAAAACTACAAGAGTTTGAAATCGATCCAGATAGTATTAAACCGTCGGAAGTTGTCTTTAGGATAATGACTTATGATCATATCCCTAATGCTCCAGGCCGTAAGAAAAATCCTAAATCAATTGCAGATAGTAAAGTTAAGTTAAATTTTCCACCATTTCAACATTGGAAAATGGATGAATACGGAAACTTAGAATGTGTCGGTAAAAGTCATTGGAAAGGCGATGTACATTCTGGTAAATTTTGTAAAGATAAAGGTCAAACTACTAATAAGTTAGCATTAATGTGGCTAAAACTAGTTGAACGATATGCTACTAGAAGCAATGTACGCGGGTACACGTACAACGATGAGATGAGAGGGCAAGCAATTCTTCAACTTGCTCAAATTGGATTACAATTTGATGAATCAAAATCAAATAACCCATTCGCGTATTATACACAAACTATTAAAAATAGCTTCGTTCGTGTAATAAATATTGAAAAACGCAATCAAAATATTAGAGATGACATTTTAGAATCTCATGGATTAGCTCCTAGCTATACTAGATTGCACAATGCTGAATGGGAATCTCAAGTTAAAGATGAATAATCTAACTATAGATGATCTTATTAATAAATCTAGATTAAACTTAAATGATTTATGTAAATTTGATGAGTCATTTACGCAATTAGCTATAGATCTTAATACAAATAATGCCAGACAATTGCTCTGGCATTATACTAACAATACTAACACAAAACCAACTTGCCCGGTATGTCAAAAACAATTAAAATGGCATTCTGATCTAAGAAAATATCGATCCTATTGTAGTAATAAATGCACTGCAATAGGATCAGTAGATCTTGCAAAAGCTACTTCGTTAAAAAAATACGGCGTAGAACATTACTCACAAACTCAAAAGTTTAAAGAAGCAGTTGTTAATACTTCATTAAAAAAATATGGGGTTGAACATTACTCACAAACTCAGGAATTTAAAGAAGCAGTTGTTAATACTTCATTAAAAAAGTACAATACTTCACATGCAATGCAGTGTGATTCTATAAAAGAAAAAGTTAAGAAAACTATAGAAGAAAAATACGGTGTAGATTACCTCACTTATATGGCTTCTATTCGATTAACCGGACAAACAACTAGATTAAAAAAATATAATAATAAGAACTTTGTTAATATTAATAAACGGAAGCAAACATTATTAGCAAAATATGGAGTCGATCATCCATTAAAGTCTAATGTTATAAAAAATAAAGCAGTTAATACTCGAAAAAAGAATTACTACCCTGCAACTGTACTAAACAAGTTAAATAATCCTATGTGGTTGCAATCTCAGTTTGATTCTGGTCTTACGGTTTATCAAATTGCAGAACAATTAAATGTAAGTTCTTCAAATTTAGGAAAATACTTTAATCAATATAATATTAATGTTAATATAGGAAGAAATACGTCACAAGGTGAATACGAAGTAGTGCAATTTTTAAAATCATTAGGTGTTAATACTATTATCACTAATGATCGATCTATATTGAATGGAAAAGAATTAGATATTGTATTACCTGATTATAACTTAGCAATAGAATATAATGGTGTTTACTGGCATTGTGAGAGCAAAGGGAAAGATAAACACTACCATTATAATAAAACTAAACTTTGTAATGAAAATGATTACCAATTATTGCATATTTTAGATATTGATTGGAATGATCCTATTAAACAACAAATTTGGAAAAGTATTTTAAAATCAAAATTAAGATTAAACTCTAGAATATATGCAAGAAAATGTATCGTAAAAGAACTAGATACTAAAACTGCTCGAGAGTTTTTTACTAGTAATCATTTAAACGGTTATGTAGGTGGGCATACTAAATTAGGCTTGTTTTACAACAACGAACTAGTACAAGCAGTAGTTGTAGGTATTCCTAGATTTAATAAAAAGTACGATAACGAACTAATTAGATTAGCTAGTAAATTAAATACAAATATCATAGGGGGAGCAAGCAAGTTATTAGCATCAATTAAGGGATCAATTATTTCATATGCTGATAATAGCTACTCAAATGGTAATGTATATGCTACCCTTGGATTTAAAAAATTAAATACCGTGTCATTTAATTATTATTATGTTAAAAATAATGTACTAGAGTCAAGAAATAAGTTTCAAAAACACAAATTAAACAAACTATTACCATTTTTCAACCCTAACTTGTCAGAAGTAGCCAATATGAGATTGAATAATTATGATCGATATTGGGATGCTGGGCAATTAACTTTCATAAAGGAGTAAAATGTTTAAAAAAGCTGCAGTTTTCACAGATTTACATTTGGGATTAAAAGGAAATTCAAAAACACATAACCAGGATTGTGAGGAATTTATTGATTGGTTTATTAATCAAGCACAATTACATAATTGTGATACTGGAATCTGCTGTGGGGATTATCACCATAGTCGAAGTGCATTAAGTATCACTACATTATCTACTTCGATTAAAATTTTAGAAAAATTAGGAAAATCATTTAAACATTTTTTTTATTTTCCAGGTAATCATGACTTATATTACAAAGATAAACGTGATTTACATTCTGTTGAGTTTGGACGGCATATTTCAGGTATAACTGTAATTAATTCTATAACCGTTGATGATAATGTTGCATTAGTTCCTTGGCTTATAGGTGATGAATGGAAGAAAATTTCTAAGATTAACGCAGAATATATGTTTGGTCACTTTGAATTACCTACATTTTACATGAACTCATTAGTTCGTATGCCAGATCACGGTGATTTACGTGCTGAACACTTTGTAAATCAAAAATATGTGTTTTCTGGGCATTTTCATAAACGTCAAGTTCGTGGAAATATTCATTACATAGGAAACGCATTCCCTCACAACTATGCAGATGCATGGGACGATGACCGTGGAATGATGATTATTGATAAAGAAAACGGATTAGAACCTGTATATTTAAACTGGGATAACTGCCCACGATATAGAACTGTTAAACTTTCCGAATTACTCGAACCGGATACTAGTATAATTAAAGAAAAAATGCACTTGCGAGTAGCAATTGATATTCCTATTTCTTACGAAGAAGCTTCTTTTATTAAAGAAACATTTGTAAATCAACATAAATGTAGAGAACTTACATTAATTCCACAAAAACAATTAGAAGAAATAAACACTGAACTTAATATTGAGCAATTTAAATCAATCGATACCATTGTATCAAGTGAAATTGCCGCAATAGACTCTGATAATTTTGACAAAAACCTGTTGTTATCTATTTACGAGGATTTATGATCTGTATTAAAGATTTAACTGTAAAAAATTTTATGAGTATTGGGAATATAACTCAATCTGTTTCATTTAATACTGATAGTTTAACCCTTGTATTAGGGGAAAATATCGATCAAGGTGGGGACGATTCTGGGTCGAGGAATGGCGTTGGCAAAACTTCTATTGTTAACGCATTATCTTATGCACTTTATGGTCAAGCACTTACAAATATTAAGAAAAACAACTTAATTAATAAAACTAATAACAAAGGAATGTTAGTTACTTTACATTTTGAAAAAAACGGTGTCGATTATAGAATTGAAAGAGGTAGATTACCTAATATATTAAAATTTTATATCAACGATCAAGAACAAGAGGAAGATGTTGATGAATCTCAAGGCGATTCGAGAAAGACACAAGAAACTATTAACAGTTTATTAGAAATGTCGCACGATATGTTTAAGAACATTGTTGCATTAAATACGTATTCAGAACCATTTTTATCTATGCGAGCCAACGATCAACGTGCAATTATTGAACAATTGTTAGGCATTACTGTTCTTTCTGAAAAAGCAACTCAGTTAAAAGAAGAAATTCGTTCAATTAAAGATTCAATTACTGAAGAAACTCTAAAAATCGAAGCTATTCAAACTGCTAATAATAATATTCAACAAACTATAAACAGTTTAACTACTAAACAAAATGCTTGGAAACTTAAACACAACGAAGATATCTTACAATTACAAGCAGCTATTCAAGAATTTGAAAAATTAGATGTAGAAAAAGAAATTGAAGCACATAAAATTAAAGATTCTATCATTGCTAAACAATCAAAAGTAGCAGAAGCATCAAAATGGGTTAAATCCCTTGAATCTGATATTGCTTCAAGTAATGCTACTATTGAAAAACTTAGATCTGAACTTATTATGTTAAATGATCACAAGTGTTATGCGTGTGGAAATAAGCTACACGACACTAAACAAGAAGAAATTAAGTCTATTAAAGAAGATGCTTTAACTGATTTAACTCATCATTTATTAGTAATAACAGGACAACATCGTAGCTACACTGCTTCTATTGAAGAACTTGGAGAAATTGAGTCTCTTCCGACTACATTTTATCAAACAATCGATGAAGCATACAATCATCGTTCCACAATCGAGTCTCTCCAAAAAGAATTATCGTTAAAACAACAAGATGAAAATCCATATAATGCTCAGATTGTTGAATTAAAAGAAACTGCACTACAACCTATTGTATGGGACACTGTTAATCAGTTAACTTCTCTAAAGGAACATCAAGATTTTTTATTAAAACTATTAACAAATAAAGATAGTTTTATTCGTAAAAAAATTATTGATCAAAATCTGTCTTACCTTAACAATAGATTAACATATTACTTAGATAAGTTAGGCTTGCCTCATCAAGTTATCTTTTTAAATGATTTATCAGTAGAGATTTCACAACTAGGGCAAGATTTAGATTTTGATAACTTATCACGAGGTGAGCGTAATAGATTAATTTTAGGATTAAGTTTTGCATTTCGTGATGTATGGGAAGGATTATACCAAAATATTAATTTGTTATTTATAGATGAATTAATCGATTCTGGTATGGATGCTTCCGGTGTAGATAACGCATTAAGTGTTTTAAAAAAATTTGGAAGAGATCGTAATAAAAATGTATTTTTAATTTCTCATAAAGACGAACTTGTTAATAGAGTAAATACAATCCTCAAAGTAATAAAAGATTCAGGGTTTACTTCATTTTCAACAGATGTAGATATTGTTATTTAATAACGTATTAGTATCCATTATTAATTCTTAGGTAAATACTAAAATATATACCTAACTTAATGGATACTACTTATGAGATATAACGAATTTAAAGACGTTGAAGAACAACTTAATGAAGGACCTTTTAACGCATTTACTTCAGGTGCAAAAAATATAGCTGGAAAAGCTATGAAATGGCTTCCCAGTTCAACAGCTAAATCAATTGGAGCAAACTGGCAAGGTCAACATCAATTTGCAAAACTAGCTAATGGCTTACATACAGAATTTAGTCAATACTTAGGTACACTGGGAAAACGTATTGCACAAGGAACAGGTGACGACTTAGTTACTTTTTTAAAATCAAAAAATATTCCACCTAAAGGAATACCTGCAGGCGTTTTGAATAAACAACAATTAAACACTGCTATGATTCAAGCTGCTAAAGATATGCCAGAACCTGAGACTGCAGCAGGTAGTCAACCTGCTGCTGCAGGGGCTAGTACTACATCGGGCTCATCATCAGTAAGCGGGTCATCGAAAACTAATAGATCGAGTGCAAGTACTCGATCTTCTTCAGGATCGTCTACTATGCAAAGTAAGATCCCTAAACAAATAAAAGATCAAATTAGACAGTTATCAAGTGCTGAACGTACACAATTATTAGGATTATTGTAATGAATCGTAGATTACTAGGACAAAGAAATAAATCATCAAGACTCTTAACAGAAAGTTGGGGGCAGTTAACAGAAACACAGCAAGTTTATTTATACCGCTGGGAAAATAAAGTATGGCCGTTAGTTGAGCATTATAGTAGATTAATGGAAGCAGAATTATCTCCAGACGATATTCAAAAAATTTTTCAAACTGCTGAAACTAATGCCGAAGCCTCCGGCGATAATTTAAATACTTTTGGTAAAGTAAGTTCAGTATCTTCAAAACTTGCAAATGAACTGAAAGTTGAAATTGATAAGCTATTAAAATCTGCACAAAATACTAAACCTGTTAGAAATATAGATGCACAATTTATAAAATTACAAAGACAGTTAACAACTGCATTAAAAGGCAAGCCGTATGGTAAAAAAGTATTAGCCGCAGTTAAACAATGGCAAAAATTTTCAAAAGATTCACCTGTAAAAAGTGCATTTATTGTCGGTGCTATGGTTGCTATACTATCATTTGCAAGCGGTGGTGTGGTTAGTGGATCTGCTATTGGCTTTTTTATTAGATTAACTAATAATGCTATCAAAGGTGATAAACTATCTACTGCTCTTGGAAAGGGTGCTATGGGTGCTGCTGCAGGTGCTGCAGTAGGCGGCGTTAGTGACATGATGAATGATTCTCCTGATGAATGGTCTAATGTATACGATGACGAAGATAACGCTACAAGTAATAGTAATAGTAGTTCTAATTACAGTAGCGGTTCTGCAGGAAATGATTCATCATTTGATAAAAATGCTGCAACTTCACACAGCAGTGCAAGTAGCAACGATACTAGTAGTATGAAAAAACCGCCAATGACTCTTGATAACTTAAAAAAAGGATATATCACTCCTGATGATTATGCAATAAACCAAATACAACAACAAATTAATTCTGGATCTATTGATGCTAGCGATGATGCTGCAATTAGAAGTGCTTTAAATAACTTAGATTTAGGTAATACTGTAGTAGGCAGTGATTGGGATAGACTCGAAGAAATAGTTAATCGGCACAATTTTTCCAATGCCGCAGATTTTGTTCCTACTACTAAAGCAGAGTATGCTCAAGAAGTTTATGACAAATATATAGGAAAATATCACAAAGGTCTGCCTGCTAATCAAGAATTGTTAGATAAGATTGCAGCTAATATCCAAGGTGAGGATGGGAATTTTAAGTTCAAAGGAACAGTTGTAAGAGGATATTATCTTTCTCCTGACGAAGCACAAGAATATAAACGCCTTTTAACTCAACACGGTGGTAAAGGATCATTTAACTTACCGGAACCTGTCGAGCAGTTCTTAAAAGATAAAAATCCAGGATTTGCTGCTGATGTTGAGGCTAATTTTGAAGCTAAAGAAGCTTCTAGAATAGATCAACTGAGAAACATGACTGATGAAGAGAAACAAACGTATAATAATACTGAAGACGAGCTTGGGGATTTACCTACGCCAGCAGACGAACAAATTGCTAAATGGGATGCTAAACATAAGGCTAACAAAGAATCTATGTTAAAATCATCTTCAAACTTGCTATCAGAATCAAATACGTTATTAAACAATTTAGAAGCATCATTACTTGCATCATCTACATATGTTATTTCTGAAAGTACATTCGGTGATTTGGTAAAATCGGCACAAAAATCGGCACAAAAAGTTGCTAAAAAAGCATCTCGCAAAGTTACTGCTGACATGCTAAATTCTTTATGGAAGAACGCAGGTGAGCCGACTGATAGTAGTAGCATAGCAAATATTCTAAAACAAGCAGGACTAACTGATACTAGTATCGACGATATTGCTAATAGTCTTTCAATTGATTTAGCTACTGCAACTATTCCAAATCAAAGTTCAAATACTACAGGTAGTAGTGCAGGTAATGCTGCAAGTGGTGCTGGTAATGCTGCAAGTGGTGCTGGTAATGCTGCAAGTGGTGCTGGTAATGCTGCAAGTGGTGCTAGTAATGCTGCAAGTGGTGCTGGTAATGCTGCAAGTGGTGCTGGTAATGCTGCAAGTGGTGCTGGTAATGCTGCAAGTGGTGCTAGT